GCATTCTTAGTCAGTATATGTACTGGCCCGGGCGGATTCTGCGAACAAGGCGCTAAGGTAATCTACCTCGGTAATGAGGAAGACACTGGGCGTACTATGCTCCGAGCAATACAAGCACACGCTGGTGTTACCCGGGAGCAAGTAATTGCTGACCCTATGAAAGCCCGGCGTAAGTTTAACGACATTGAAGACCTGTTCGATATGAATGAGATACAGGATTGGGACTTGGCTAAGATAGAAGCCTACGTCGAGAAAGAACAGCCTGATATACTAATTATTGATCAGGCAGATAAAGTAAACATTGGCGGTAACTTTAACGCAGGGCATGAACGTCTGCGTGAGCTTTACCGTCGATTGCGTGAGACCGCGAAGAAATTTGACTGTGCCCTACTCGCGGTTAGCCAAGCCAGTAATGATGCCAAAGGACGAACTCGTTTATCGGGCTTCGATATGGAAGGCAGTAAGATCGGCAAGATGGCCGAGCTAGATTTATGTATTGGTATCGGGAAGCATGAAGCCGGGGACGTTGATGACTCCGAGCCCGACACATCACGTTATCTAACCGTCAGTAAGAACAAGCTGAGTGGTTGGCATGGCACAGTAATTTGCAACATACAGCCGGAGATCTCCCGGTATGTGGAGTAAATATGCTGGTGACACTATCCAAGCAGGACGCCCATAGCAGTAGGATAATGGGTGCAGATACGGTGAAGCTCTGTGAAATGCAGGGCTTTAAGCCAAGACTAGAGAACGACAATCAAAGTCGTACTGAAGCGAACATTTACGGGTTCAAGGCAGAGTTTGCTGTGGCCCGGTTATTCGATCTCGAACCCCCAACGATTAACGTGCTGTCGGACGGCGGCGTAGATCTCTGGTGTGGGGATGTATCGATTGATGTGAAGTTTACTAACACAGAGTTCGGCCCGTTGGTATTCGATCAGATACCAAAATTCAGGGCGCAGATCGCTGTGTTGGTTGGGAGAACCGATGATCCAAAGGTAATGCGGATTAACGGATGGGTAGATCGTAGGACGTTCAAGCAGGAATGTAGCCCCGCAAATTTCGGATATGGCGACAGACTTAAAATGGAACACGACCAGTTGTTCCCGATTGAAAGCCTATGGAAACAATTAATGGAAACTAAATTTAAAGGGGAATAATGTGAGTGTAACAATAGTATTGGACTTAGAGACAACGGTTCAATTTGGTGAGGACAAAAGTAAGGACAACAGCCCGTATCATCCAAAGAATAAAATAGTCTCATCCCATTGGCGGATGATTGAAGATGGAGAGGTAGGCCCAGCACGAAGGGCGATCTTTAACCACAACGAACAGAATGGCCTAGACGCCGATAGCAGTGCGCCCATGAAGGAAGACCTTAGTCGGGCCGGGTTAATTGTATGCCATAATGCTAAATTCGACGTGTCCTACTTATTAGAGTCAGGTTTCAGTATACCAAAAAAGGTGTACGACACGATGATAGGCGAGTACATCTTCGCACGAGGACAACGTCAAGAGCTATCTCTCAAAGCTACAGCCGAGCGCAGGGATGTAACTCGAAAGAAATCAGATTTAGTTGATGGCCTGTTTAAATCCGGGGTGGGCTTTGAAGCAATGCCTCTGGATACAGTAATCGAATATGCTGATGCGGACGTGCTATCTACAACTGAGATCTATCTAGCCCAGCAAAAAGATCTGCTAAAAGAGTCGAACGTCGGCTTACTCCCAACCTTCACTCTAATGAATGAGATGTTGCTCTTCTTGGTAGAACTAGAACGTAACGGTATCGCCATAAATACGGATACTCTGGCCGAAGTAAAGGAACAGTACGAGGCTGAAAAGGTACAGATTGAAAAGGATCTAGATGCTATCGTTGTCGATGTGATGGGGGATACACCTATCAACCTGAACAGTGGTGTCGATATGACCGCCGTGGTTTATTCGCGTACAGTCAAAGATAGAAACTACCACAAGAATGCTTTTAACATTGGGGTAAACGCCCGGGGCAAACCACTGCCACCCCCACGGATGAATGCTAGTAAATTTGCTAACACCGTCCGCAAGTCTACACGCCGGGTCATGAAGACCATAGCCAACCACTGTGACGTTTGCGAGGGCAAGGGCAAACTACAGAAGATGAAGGTCAACGGTGAGCCCTATAAGAACCTATCTAAGTGTACGCATTGTGATGGGCGTGGGTACACATTGACAGAGACAGGCCAAGTGGCCGGGTTAAAACTTATTCCTACACAGCCTACTGACGCCAGTATAAATGGTTTTAAAACAGACAAGCTAACGATCAAGAAACTGATTGCCCAAGCGGAAGCTAAGGACAACTTAAAAGCCATAGAGTTCCTTACAAAGACATCTAGGCTGAATGCTATATCCACTTACCTAGACTCGTTTATTAAGAACATCCAAGCGTCTACCCGGGCCGACGGAATACTACATGCTCAGTTTAACCAATGTATAACTCGCACAGGCAGACTTAGCAGTTCTAACCCTAACTTCCAGAACATACCCAAGGGCTCCAAGTTTCCTGTACGGAAAAGCGTACACTCTAGGTTCGAGGGTGGCACGATTATGGAAGCCGACTTCTCTGGTTTAGAATTTAGAGTAGCCGGAGAACTATCCCAGTGCCCTACTGTCATCGGCCAGATACTAGATGGTTTTGACGTACACAAACAGACCGCCGCTATTATCAACCAGTGTCCACTAGAGGACGTTGATAAGACTATGAGGCAAGCGGCCAAAGCGTACACGTTCGCGCCGTTGTATGGTGGTATGGGTGCTAATGAGCCACCTCATATCCAAGCCTACTTTAAAGAGTACTTTAACATCTACAAAGGCCTCGCCCAGTGGCACCGTAAGCTAATGGACGGTGTACTCAAGGATGGCATTGTACGGATACCTAGCGGCCGGGAGTTCTACTTTCCTAACGCTCGGAGGCTCGGAAACGGCAGGATAACTAATGCTACTGCTGTAGTTAACTACCCCTGCCAATCGTTTGCTACTGCCGACCTAGTGGTCATGTCATGCGTCCGGGCGCACCAGCGTTTCATAGCAGAGGGCTTCAAATCAAGACTGATCTTGACGGTTCATGATTCAATCGTTGTGGACGTACACCCGGATGAGGATGCGCCGGTCATAGAAGCCCTGAAGTGGGCTATGGGTGGGTTAGCTGAAGAGGTCAAGGAGCGGTACGACTACGACCTAACACTTCCCCTAGACATCGAAATTACACAGGGCCCAAATTGGATGGAACAAATTGAATTGGATATTGACTAGTTACACTAACTGAGGTACATTATAATACCTTAACTAAAAACCTTATAAAGGTACTTATTGGAGACATATATGAATGAACTTACTACAATCAGCAAAAGTGAACAGTTGGAGATTGCCGCCGCTATGGGTATGGGTGGTAATGATACTCCTACTTCTGGTGACAGGCTCCCTGAACTGAAAATTAACTACCAAGAAGAGAACGACCAAGGTCAGACTCTGCCCCGTGGTCAGTTTTATGTGAAGGGTACCGAAGATGACCCTGTTTTTGCTAAGTCAGTAAACTTTCGTCCGTTATCTCAGCTATTCCAGTGGATTCAGTACGACGCCGAGGAGAACAAGGTCAAAAACAAAACCTTGATGATACCGATGCTAAGGCTCGAAGCCCGGGATGAAAAAGGCACAACACGTTGTGGTAAACCCGCAAGCAAAGTATTGCGTGAAATGTCTAAAGAGGATCAGAAGCGGTACAGCGATATCAAGTGCTTCCGCCAAGTCCGTGGACTGGTGTCCTACGAAGGCAAGAACGCGGACGGCGAGACCGTATCAATTGAAAATCAACCCGTCATCATGATGTTGAAGGGTAGTAACTTTAATCCGTTTGAGGAAGAGTTTTTAGACAAACTACCTCGCGGCCGTAAGATGCACGAGTACACCGTCAAGATCGGCGCTACCAAAACAAAAGGTAGTGGCGGCAATATCTGGTGGGTACTTAACTTTGACCCTGATTTGACGAACACCCTAGCGATGGACGAACAGGTTTTTGAAACCGTAAAGGTTATGCATGACATGGTGAAGCGTGAAAACGACAAGATCCAAGCCTCGCATGAGAGAAGCCTGAGAGACAGTCAGCTATCGGATGATGCTATCGATGCCATTGAAGGCATATCTAGTGACTTGGAAGATGATTTAGCAGACGAAGCGTAATCGTACCTTAACCCTAAAAGAGGTACGTTATGTCTCTAAACATACTCGAACACCAACTACATATGGTACTGGACAAGCTCTCCAACGGGGAGCCTGTTGAGTATGAAGAGAGTTGGATTGAAGAAGCAGGAGAGATGTTTAAAGACACTCTTCGCAAGCAACTAGAGCCTCGGGAAGATGGGTTCCGCATCCGCATGTCGAATGTGGGACGCCCCTCTTGCCAACTACAGCACGAAAAAGCTGGCACCCCCAAATCTAAGAACCCCTACAATAACATTGTCCGATTTATGTTGGGCGATGCTACCGAAGTATTGGTTGAGTTATATCTTAAACTAGCCCGGGTAAATATTACCGGGGGTAAGGATAAGGTACAGCTAGATGTAGGTGAGACTACCATCCTTGGCGAGAATGATGTCGAGATCGATGATAAGATCTATGACACAAAGTCCTCAAGCCCGTGGGCCTATGACAACAAATGGGCGATGGGCTGGGAAGGTGTGGCTAAGGATGATGCGTTTGGCTATGTTCCCCAGTTACTAGGCTACAGTGATGCTTCCAACAAAGAACCCGGCGGATGGCTTGTAGTCAATAAGTCCACTGGCGAAATCAAGGTGGTGGACGCTGAGTTTACTGATGCAGATAAACGTGCAATCAGGAATAAGATCGCGTCTAATGTGGAATTGATCACAACAGATGCGCCTTTCGAGAAATGCTTTGAACCACAAGATGAGTATTTCCGTAAGCAACTAACCCCCAATAAAAGACTACCGATTAACTGCACCTTCTGTAACTACCTTCATGCCTGTTGGCCGGACGCTAAGTACCGACCACAGACCGGTAGCAAGGCTCAGAGTCCCCGTCATTATTGGTACGCGGAGTACGAAGAATAGTGCCATTCAGAAATATAAGAGGCCGAGCAATCGCTAACGGCTACCGTTCCGGGCTGGAAGAAGACATTGGCCTACAACTTAAAGAAGCTGGCATAAAAGCAGAGTACGAACCTTTTCGCATTCCGTACATAATGCCTATCCAGAACCG